TTTCTCTACACCGTCGCGGTCGGGATAGAGGATGATTCGCCGACGCTGGTCGATCAGCGGTTGCAGCCGTTCGCGCGTCAGCATCTCCAAACCGCCGCAAGCTATCCACACTTGCTGAGCGTGGTTGCCGTATGCAATGGCCATCAGTAGTGCCGTCTTCTCGCTCTCGACGATGCAAACCGTCTGCTCTATTCCTTTCGACTTCCATCTGTTCAACAGATGCAATCCAAAGAAGGTGATACGCGCCTCCTGCTTCGATGGGTCGTACAGGTGCGGGAATGGGTATGGTGGCTCGTCTGTCATCTCCTGCCGCTCCGCATCCCAATGGCGTGAGATCGTCGCGTGAATCCAGTCGAATGACCACGAGGCCGTTTTGTCGCGATGGCCGTCTGGTCGGTACTTCATCATCTTTCCCGTGCGCAGTCTGCCTTGCTCGTCGAGCTGCCAGAAGATAGTGTGACCGTTCCTGCCGTGTCCGACATTGTAGAGTCCAACCATTTCCTCGACGCGCTTGCGCTGTGTGGTGTCCCAAGCGATGCCAGTGCGAATCCACTGAATAAGGTTGTCTTTCTCCAATGCCTCGGCCAACAGCGTCGATGCCATGAGGTGCTTTGGCAATACCAGCAGCTCCAGCGGTGGCGGTGCCTGTCTCGCGGGTGGTGGTGTGTAGTTGAAGTCTGTCATATCGGTTTCAATATTATATTTCTTTCCTAACCATCTGATCGCGTCCGGGTATGTGAGCCGTTCATGTTTCATCAGGAAGTCCACGACACCACCAGCGGCCCCGCACGAAAAGCACTTGAAGCAGTTGCCTTTCGGATAGACGATGAAGTTCCCGTTGTGCCGGTCATCATGAAACGGGCAAATGGCGGTGTACCTCACGCCCTTCTTCTTCAGGCCAGTTCTGTTCTGACTCGAATAGTCGCCGAGTATATCACCGACGACCTCCTCAATCTTCGCCGCCTCCAGAATTTTGTCGATGGTATGTCGTGGAATCTTAGCCATATAAAAACAGGGTTAAAAAGCCATATACTATAAAGGGTCAAGATGGCTATATTGTAAAGCCAACGCATGTGCGTGCGCGTCGCCCGCGTGTGTGGTTTCGCTGCCCTCACGCCGCGCACCTATCGGCGCGGCTGGGCATCGCAACTCGCAGGCGGGTCGGGCTTGGTACAAAGTTCTTTATACCTTTAGGTATAAAAAATTCTTTGGTACAAAGTTTTCAGAAGGGTAAATCTTCGGGCGGTTGGATCATGTACGAACCGTTTCCGCTCTTCATCGAAGATTCTTCCAGATAGCCTAAGTTGAGTGCTGCCTGAAGGTCTGCCTGTTGCATGCCCGTGTTCTTCTGACCACCAATCTCGCCGAATATCGTTCGCTTCGCGTCGGCACGGGTCATCGGCCATTGATACATGTCTTTGGCCTGTTCTATCCACTCACGGATTTTCGAGGTATCGTCGCACTTGGCTTGCTCCTTCGACTTGCTTGGGAGGTTTGTGCCAGTTCCGATGATTCGTGGCACTCCGAGATTGCCAGCGTCGTCGGTCACTTCAAACTTCCAGTCGTCGAGGTCTTTGTCTCGCGCGTCCTGTTGCTTCACAGTGAATGTGACACCGTTGGCCGTCTTAGACTTGATGCTCACCAGTGTGTCGCTCACCTTGTTACCAAGCTCAGTACCGATCCAACCGCGCATCTTTGCGTCGTCGTCATCGTTCTTGCGGCTTGGGTTCTGGTGCAGAGCGTTCCAGATAGACATCTGCCTGTCTTCTGCCATGCTGCCGAGTTCGCCGAGAATCTTCGTGCCTTGCTCTTCGTCGTTGATACTCGAAAGCAGGTCACGAATACCATCAATGAACACCACGTCTGGCCGTATCGCGTCGATGGCGATGCGAATCAGGTCGTAGCGTTTCTGATAGGCTTTCACCACGTCGTCGGGTGGCATGTTCTTCAGCCATAGCACTGAGAATCGGTCGTTGGGGTACTTCATAGGCCAGTCGCACAACCAATGCACACGCCTTAATACCTTCGCACTTGACAGTTTTTCCATCTCAGTGTCTATATATAGCACTCGCGGCAGATAGTTGTCATCATTCCTGATGCTACGCAGATATTCGATGGTTCGCTCAGGCACTGACAAACCTGGCAGGTATTGTCTGGTCTTCTCTGAATCATGGCCGAGTATCGCCGCCATCAGTTCAGTCAGTACGAATGACTTTCCGTTCTTCTTCTGACCCGTGATGGCACCAAGACCTCCAATCTTTGAGAATGGCACGCCATTATACTCGAGAATATGGTATGGCTCTGGGTAGTCCTCTCGCGGGTCGAGCAGGTAAGGCCGTAGCGTGTCCCATTGAATCTGCTCAGCCGTCCGAAGGTCAGGTATGTTGTTTGTTTCTTCGTTCATAGTTCCTTGTATTTCTGTCTCAGATATTCTATCGTCTTACATCTGAGAAAATAGTCGTAGACTGGTCGCTCGTGGATGGGGATTTCGAGGAACTGCTGCCGCAGACGCGGCGTGTTGATCCGCAGTCCATACGGCAGCATTTCCTCGAAGGCATACGTCGATGGCCTGATGTACTCAGGCTCTTTTTTCGGCAGCAGCCCAGCCCGCTTCTTGCGATGGTACTCGGCAATTTTAGCTTTGTTCTCGCGGTAGTATTTCGCCGAATATGCCAGCCTGCGGTCGCGCTCAATGATGTATCGCTTGCGCCATATCTCGTCGCGTATCGCGTAACTCTCTGCTCGTGTCATAGCCCTCAATCATTTCGCCGTGCATAGCGGCTTTTGCCCTTCTTTTTCTTTGGTGCCACGTCGCTCTTGCGCAACTTGTAGTCGAACTTGTCGCCTGGGTCGTCGATGACAGGTCCACTTGCTAACATCGTGCCGAACTGCTTGTGTTTAGCCAACTGAGCGCGAAGGTCTCCGACTTCTTTCTTCAGTTCGATGCACTTGTCTTCAAGTTCGTCGGCTCGTGCGTTGGCGTTCGCCTGACCACGCGCCGCAGCCTGTTCACGCTTCTCAGCCTTTCGAGCGAGAGACATCCACTTCGCAACGGCCTCGTAAGCCTCGCCTTGATCCTTCCAAGTTGCAGTCGCTTCGACCAACGCTTCAGCCGTCTCGGAGTCGAGATATTCCTTTTTGCCGACCGCCACATGAGCGAAGAAACAGTTAACCAGCTGCTCGATGCTGAAGGCCATATAGTCGATAGTGCCAACGGTCAGTATGTAGCCGTTAGATACCGTCCTAACCGCAATATTCTGCAAGTCTTTCTTTGCCATAGTTCATGTCCGTTTGAATGTTTTTGCGAGTCCACAGCGTCGGCGTGGACTCGCAGAAGTAGTCTTTGTTAGAACGGCAGGTCATCGTCGCCTCCTTCCTTGGTGATGGGGTTTCCGTTTGCATCCACCTGCGGCGGGAATGGGGCTGGCTGTGTGCCTTGATTTCCTTGTGTGGACTGTTGACCGCCATGCTGACCGTTTGTGCCCTGTGCGGGCTGATTTGCGCCCTGCGCCAACGATTCAAACTTATACATGCGCAGCTCATTAATCTGCATCGTCTTTCCCTGCTGATTGGTGTAATCACGGACACGATGACCGAAGCCGATACGCACGGGCATGTTCTCCTTTAACTGTGCAATGATGTTCTCGTCGAATGTCTCCAGATACACCTTATCCGAATAGCGGTCTGTCTGATTCTCAAAGTATTCAAACACGAAGCCCTGGGTCTTCCACTCGTTGCCTGTTCGCTCGCTCACTCCAGTTCGGAGCTCGCAAACCTTCATAATTCTGCCTGTAAATTCCATAATCTATTATTCTTTTTCTTGTTCTTTAAAATATTCTTTCCATTTCTCCCTTAAATCATCTTCGGACAGGCCGAACTCGCGTAACTCGTTCTGAACTTCGTCACCGTAGATCGGATTGTTTTCGATAGCTTTCTGGCGATATTCCTCCTGACTTGCAAACCTTTCCTCCTGTGCACCGTATGCCATGTCGCGCGTGATGAACGTCCGCAGCAGACGGATGCGTAGACTTACAAAGTTGCCAAGTCCTACACCATCAGCCGAAGTGATTTCTATCCTGCCTTTGCCGCGATATTCCTGTGTGGCATTACCGTTTCGCCTGAAGAACTTGCGTATCAGTTGCATCGTTTTCAGTTTCGACCCCAGCTTCATGCGCTCGCGGTATCTCTTGAAGAAGTGCGGCAGATATACCAGCAGTATGAATCCGTGAGGAGTGACCTGTGGCTTGAAAACAAACCGACCAAATTTAGTGTTGATGGTTGTAAAGAATGTCATCGCGGCATTCTCTTTGTCGTCAACATCGAGCATCCACGTCCATTCGTTGCCATTCTTT